CAAAGGTCACGGGGAAGCGTTCTAGGAATGCCTCATTGAGAACGTTGGTGCCAATGAAGCGGCCATCATCAGAACCCTTGCCCTTGGTGTTTGCTGTGGCAATTACGTTGAATCCAGCGGCAGGTTTTACCCAGCGACCAATCTTTTTCAGGAAGACACCCTTTCCTTCAAGGATGGATTGGAGGCACAGAATTTTGTTACTAGCGAGGTCGATTTCGTCAAGAAGCAGGATTGCTCCTCGCTCCAGTGCCTCAATGACGGGACCGTTGTGCCAAGCAGTATTCCCATCAATAAGGCGGAAACCCCCGATAAGGTCGTCTTCATCAGTTTCAATAGTAATGTTTACACGAATCAGTTCACGCTTAAGTTGAGCACACGCTTGCTCAACAGAGAACGTTTTACCATTACCCGAAAGACCCGTAATGAACGTTGGATAAAAAAGATGGGACTGAATAATTTTTTTAATATCAGCAAAGTTACCAAAGCGGACGAAGGTATCATCTTTTTCTGGGATAAGATTTTGTTCGATAGGAGGGACTACAGAAGGTGCTTGGAAAGTACGTTCGATTTCTTCTACTTTTTGTTGAGTCACTTCAAGATTCCATTTACCACGGGAAATTTTATATTGATCAAGTTTCTTACTTACAGTTTGATAATTAGCATCATTCATACTACACCAGGCACGAATATCAGCACCTGTAATAGTGTTGCCATACAGGTTCTGGAGTGAAGTGCGGATGTAGTCAGAGGAGAGTGCCATTGATTTGCTTTGTTTCAACCCTGTTATTATATACGAAAACGGGGTCCTCTCGGGACCCCAGTGGTCAGTTTACCAACTGGTTTCGGAGTTCTCTCAGATACTCCCCACTGGCGATGTGACCAGAATATCCTGGATAATATTTATCCACTAAGGCAGAAATTCCCAGAGCAGATATGCTACTGTCACACTTAATCCATACCTCTTTTTTATCATATTTTAACACATGCTCAAGTGGAAATTTAGTTTTCATACTACCAAAGAAATGAATTCACCAAGAACTTTTTTATTTAGTTTTTTGGTTTTGAGTGATTTAGCAAATGCAGTCTTGATTTGAGACTTCGTTGCATCTTCAGCAACTTCAAACTCAGTATCCTGAGAAAGTGCTGTTGAAGATAATCCAAAGTATGCATCATATCCAGATTTAGTGATAGTAAAACTCTTTACCTTTTTCCAATCACTTTGGATTTTTTGGTACTCCGTATCATTATGAGAATAATAAAGTTGAATAAAGTGACTCACACTACGACCCTCTAGAACACGAATGCCAATAAAGTTCGTAGAAGAAAACTTATCTTTTAGATTCCTAAGAAGAACATCGGTAAACTCGTGATGTGCATACTTAATCCGGTATGTAGCCCCAAGTTTACGATCACGGAGAAATGTGTCCATCGGTTGAATGTAACCAGTTCCAATATAAGGTTCTTTGTCCCACTTACGTTGCACTTCCTTGTGGCGAACAAGTTGACTTGCTTCACCATCAGTTAGAACAATGCACTGAACCTTCTGTAGTTTATTCTCTTTCTGGAACTTAGGAAGAATCTGATGAAGTGCGATCAATGCTTCATTCAAGGGAGTTCCAGACAAACTCATACGATTTGAGTAAGTATAAGAACAACTATAACCACGACCGAAACAATAAGCAAGACGCCAGATATTCAGCATTTGATTCTCCAGTTCTTTACCAGAAACTTTACTAGTAAGAACATTCATCATTGAGAAAGTTTCATCAACAACTAGGAGACCATCTTTCTTTTGATAGTGTGGTTCACGGTCAGCAGCAAGATAACGCTCCTTTTCATAATCCCATTCACCACGACGCCATTCATTTGTGAAAGCATAAACCTCAAAGGGAATGGAAACTTTCTTACAGAACCAAACAAGATTGAAGAGTTGCTTACAAGTATCAATCATCACATCTGACATAGATCCACTCCAGTCCAAAACAAATACTAGACCGTGATTCTTACCATCAGGAATTATGGAAACTTTCTTGAAAAGATCCTCATTATATTTGTAGGTATGAAGGCGAGTGGTATCAAGAACGCCAGTGCGAGCAGTAGATGCGCGGGCATACTGATCTGCTGCCTTACGACATTCAAACTCTTTCACAAGATAGTTGACTTCCTTCTGAGCATAAGACTTAAACTTCTTAAACTCAAGATCAGAATCTTTGTAAAGATTTACTGGAGTATATCTTTCTTCCTCTGCGTGCTCATTGTGAATTTTCTGTTGATGAGCAAAAGAATCATTGATCTCTTTATGAACTTCAGAGTTCTTAGCAATGATCGTATTCAGATTTACTTGCGGAATCTCAACATAAACACTCTCATACCCATCTTGATTTACAAGATTTCTAATTTTATCTTCCAGAGAATCGGCCGTGCGAACTTCTGGATCATCTTGAGTATCTGAAGATTTTACTGGAGTTTCTTCCCCTTGAGCGGTTCCACCATAGGATTCTTCGGACTCTTTTTCCGAAGAGTTATCACTCTCACCTTCTTGATCGGAAGAGGAGTCATTAGTCTCAATAAAATCGCTTGCGGGAGATTGCGAATTTCCTTGAGTCTCGTGAGAATCAAAGTCAGCAACCTTCTGTTCTTGCTCCTTTTCTTTCTTACAATACTTATAAAGTTCATCGGCGGCAATTAGAGCATCCGCAAAACTTTCACATGCACCAATCAGATTAACAATTTCTTGTTCCTCTGGTTTGAAGTCCAAAGAGATAAAATTGCCAATCTTAAAGTATAAGTTCACTCGGTCAGCAAGATTGAAGACAGAAATATCATCATCAGCAATCTGGAAGAAATCTTCTTCATTCAGTTCTTTATAACCATTGAAGAAAGTCTTAGCAAGTCCAGCATACTTGCGCTTCATCAACTTCTCAATGCGAGCATCCTCAACCACATTCACAAACTGGGGAGGAACCTTTATAGTCTCAGTCCAATCCTCATCAGGAGTGAAGAGAGCGTGTCCTACCTCGTGGCCCACCAGGAGGTCATATACAAGGTTGCTTGCCTTCTCCCATAGAGGAAGGGTTAGAACACGAGTATGGACGTTAAAGCAAGCAGTAGAAACTTTCTTGTGCTCAACCACGAGATCCTCAGTGGCAAGCAGTTTAGCAAGTTGGGATTTGATCTCATGGCGAATGGACATAAGTCTGATGCGTTATAGGCTCATTATACAAAAAAAAGAGGTCCGAAGACCTCCCAGTGGACAGTTTGAAAAGTGGTTCAGACCACCATATGCGAAAAACCTTTGACTTTCTCAAACTTTGTTACAGATTCAAATCTGTCCTCAAGACCAGTTTTGTGTGAGATAACATAAACGTTAGTATCTTTCAGCACATACCTAATAATTTTAAGAAACTCTTCTGTACCAAATCCATCCAGAGAACTATCAAATACCTCATCCATAATTAAAAGATTTGTATTAACTGAGTTCTTCATTCTTGCCACTTCTCGCCAAGTGAAAAGTAGAGCAAGGTCAATTCTCATTTTCTCTCCTTCACTGAAAGAAGCATAAGAGAAATCTTCATGAATGGGTGACTGGACGGTTTCGTTAAACTCCTCATCAAGTGTAAAGTTAATGTAGAAGTCCATCATTTGCAAGTAGCGATTAACTTGCTGATTGATGAGAGGCAAATACTTCTTAATGATTTTAGATTTAACCCCACCGTCTTTAAGCAAACTATACGAAAAATCGTAATAGTTGATTGCGTCTTTTTTAGATGAGAGGTCGTCGTATGTAGTTTTTAAGTTTTCTTTGAATGTCTCTAACTTTTCATGTTCAGAATTTCTGTTTTTAAGTTGCTCGGTAATTGTTTGAATTTCAGATTCAAGATCTCTGATTTGTCTTTGGAATCCAGAGATCTTAATATTGTTTTGAGAAATACCATTCGTTAATTTCGAGATCTCTTTAGAGAGAGTAAGGAATTGACGCTCTCGCTCTTCTTCCTCTTTAATTGCCTCCTCCAGTTCTTTATAACCGGATTGCAACTCTTTTGCTTTATTTTGAGCGTCGTTAATCTTATTTATTCTGAACTCTTCATCAATAGATTGTGTGCAAGTTGGGCAAACCGTATTCTCAGTAAAGAACTTATGCTCTTTAGTAATAGTAGACACTTTCTGAGAGATCTTACCTTTCAAGTTTCCAAACTTACGGAGTTTATCAGCATACCCAATTAGTTTATCTTGATCAACAATGTGCTTCTGAAGAGGTTCTTCCAGAGAAGTATTCTCCTCAATATAAACACCAATTTCAGTATTTAAATTGGCAATCTTTTCTTTATTGGCGTTGATGTTGGCATTACCGCGATTTTCAAGTTCTTCAATAAACTCTTGTTGCATCTTGACCTTATCAAGAAGAGACTCTTTTTTTAATTCAAGAACTTTAATTTCTTCTTTTACTTGACGAATTTTTTCCTTTACAACAAGATTCATTGAAGAAAAGATCTTAATATCAAGAAGATCCTCGATGACTTCTCTGCGATTTGCTGCAGAAAGTTGCATAAAAGGAACAAAAGTACTTGAACCCAAAATTACGATTTGAGTAAAAGACTTATAGTTCATCTTAAGAACATTTTGTTCCAACCACTTTTGTTGATCTAGAGATGCTGATGACTGATCGAGTACTTTACCATCTCTTTCAATTTCAAATATTGCTGGTTTGATTCCGCGAATGACTTTCCATTCTGTTTTGCCGATGGAAAATTCTATTTCAACTTTACAGTCTTTTTCATTTACAGAATTGACCAGTTGAGGTTTATTAATTTTTCTAAATCCTTTCCCATACAAAGAAAAACACAAAGCATCCAATACGGTGGATTTACCTGCACCGTTAGTACCTACGATTAGATTAGTTGCGTGCTTTGTAAAATCAATTTCAGTATATTGATTGCCAGTGGAAAGGAAATTTTTATACCTTATTTTTTTAAATAAAATCATAATCAGTGGTTGGAGGAATTACAATATCGTCAGGAGTAATTACAGTATATTGGTATCCATGTAGTTCGCAAGTTTGTATAATTACCTCATCTTCAATTTCAATGACATGCATTTCTGGGTAATCATCTTCTTCTAACATTATAGCATATCTTACCGCATCATCCTCTTCCTGAAACAAATATAATATTTTCTCCCCTTCTTCATTTTTTACTGAATATGCACCTTCAGTTTCTCTTCCATTGATAGTTAGTATAAACATATTAAACTAACTCACATGCTTCTTGATAAAGTTCTTGAAGTAATTTTTGAATGATTGTTTTATCAAGGTTTACTTCAGATTCTTCAATATATCTATTCAGAATAGAGATAGTATCTTCACTTTCAAATGCCTCAAACTCTTGAGGTTCTTGAATATCAAAGTTTTCAATAATCTTAAGCTCTGAAATATTAGAAGAATAAAGTTTATCAATAAACTTTTCAAATTTTTTAGTATCAGTTTTCTTGCGAACAACAACTTTAACTATTTTGTCTTCATATTCTCTAGTATCAAATGTCTGATAGTTAGTATCTTCGTAATAGATATTGTAAAAAAGTTTATATGGATTGTTTATTGGAGTATGTTCTAATGTTTCAGTGTCAAAAATATGAAACCCGCGAGTATCATTCAGGTCATTCCAAAACATTTCATAAGGATTTCCTAGATAGAAGACTGTTCCGTTAGTCGATCGAGTGTGATAGTGTCCCGAGAAGACACGTTCGAACTTCTCAAATAACTTGCTTTCCAAACCATGTTCCATGACGATTTGTCGATTAACTCTAAATCCTTGGAGTTCAAGGTGCCCCATCGCGCACGGGCAAGTTGTCTTTTGAATAAGTTTAAGAGTTTTTTCTTCATTTTCTTGATTAATCCAGGGAATAAAAAGTGTTGGAAGTTTATCCAACATTACTTCAGTTGGTTCGGAATATACGGTCACATTATCGTATTCACGTAGAAGTAAATCTACTGCGTTTACGTTATTGGTATTTTTATAATAAGCAGTATGGTTTCCTACAATCGTATGAACCTTTACTCCCATTTCTTGAAGACGATCGTAATAATTATTCTTAGCCCAAGATAGAGCAGAGAAATCAATTCCTTTACGACTATCAAAAGTATCTCCCATATCTACAACGGTAGTAATCCCCTGCTCTTCGAGTGTGGGGAAAAATACATCATTGTAGAACTTTAGGAAATAATCATGAAAGAGTTTAGAATTCTTTCTAGCACCAAAATGTTGGTCTGTAATAATTGCTACTTTCATCAATCAATAACGAAGCTTAGAATGAACGCCGTCCTTGATGCTATTATAGTCGGAATAGTTGTCGCCGTCAACACTGTTATCATTGCTGAATACTTCAGAATATCCAGACTTTTCAAGAATTTTATTTTTGATTTCCAACTGACGCTTTTCTCTTTGGATTCTACGGAGGAAGGCGTAGTGAATGATTTGAGTGAAATATGCGAAAGGATTTTGCGACTTCTCAGGATTGAAGTTATGAATGTATTGAACGCAGTTTTCAATACCGTCAGAAATCATATCTTCCTTAAACATATAGTTCACGAAGTTTGGTTTGAAAGACAGGTGATTTGCAATCTTCAGGAAACACTCTCCAATGTAGCGAGGAATAGGAGGTTTTGGTTTGTTTTGCAATACAGCAATCTCTTTATCTTCACGATACTTAATCAGTGCTGCAAGAAACTCTTTATTGTTGACGTAATGCTCTGACCTCTTTCTTTTGGTCATAACTGCTGTGGTTATCATAAGTTTTTATCATTATTATGTAGATATTATAACACCTTCACCAATAGTTGACAAGGTTATTCAAATGTTGTACAATTACCTTTGTCGAGGTTGAAAAGATTTAACTTAGCTATTTTTATAAAGCTTTTCTAAGATCTCTTTAGCATCATGGATATTAGCAATATATCCCATCTTACGACTTATCTTTGCTTGACTACCATCTTTCTTTGAATATTCTCTTACGTAGTTTTGATACATGGATATCATTTCAACATCAGAAGATTCTGAAAGAGTAATTACATCTTCTAGATTAATAATAAACATATCTTCCTTGGTTGTCTTTAACCAAGGTTCAAGTTTATATCCAGATGCACCTGTTCTAGTTTTAACTTCAGAAATAACAATTGGACTGGATACGATTAAGAACGTTCTATCCTCTTCCTCTGAGGCTGCTACTTTAGCAAATAGTTCTTCGCCTGTTTTTAGTTTAACCGTTGCGTAGAAATCTTCTTCAATTCCCATTTGCTTGAACCTCTTTTCTTTGTTTCCACCATAGTTTTACAGATTCACTTCTGTTCTTTCTATGTTGTTCTGTTTGTGGATTACTTTTTCTGTTGGGATACTTGAGACCTTTATGAGATTCACTCATATTCTTCCTTTCTCGGAGAGTATGTTTTTTACCAAGTTTAGTTTGCCTCATTCTCTCCTTTGTTTCTTGGGAATGTTTACGACCCTTCATAGTACCTCCACCTACGCCGCCATTTGATTTATTATGAAGAATTCCTGTCTTCAAATCTTTTCTACCAAAAATAGATATCATATAAACTTCATGCTTAAATGCTTCTTCTTCCGTTAAATTTTGTTTTAGATATATTCTTCTTTCTTTAGGCGGAGGATTAAAAACTCTATTGGATTTTGAATGAATGCGATTTCCTTTACCTTTACCGATATAGTAAGGAGTTCCATCTTCCCTAAGATATGCGTAAGTGTAATAATTCATTTGCTCTTAAGTTGTATTGTAATTATTTCATAGTTGAAATTCTCTTCATTATAAGTTTTAATTCTTTCAATGAGGTGATTTAAAGTATAATTTTTACGTGAGTTGTAAGTACAGTCATCAGCAATATCATAAAGAACTGCTTTTGTTTTATTTTTTCCTTTCCTTAAAACTCTTCCTATTGATTGTAAATTTCTAATTCTAGATTTACTTGGAGAAGCAAAGATTACATTGTGTAGATTTTTAATATTAATTCCCGTAGAGAAAGTTCCATAAGAAGCAACAATAATAGCATTATTTTCTCTTTCGGTAATTTCTCTTACCATTTCTCTTTCTTCAGCATCAACTCCACCATGAACAAAAAATACTTTACGATTACTTTGCTTTGAATTATTTATTCTTTCGTACAGTACTGCTCCATGAGATTCAACTCTACTAAAAAGAACAAGAGTATTTCCTTTTAGATCAAGAGTAAGATTTGTAATAAACTTATTTCTCTGTTCATGTGAAATCAAATACTGAATCTCATCTTCATAAGTTTCAAATTTTTGTGGTTTATGTTTAAGAACCAAACATTGAATATCTAATTGAGATAGATATCCTTGTTTCATTAATTCATCTGTTCTAGTTACTTTGTATGATGGACCAAATAAACCTTCCAAAACCCA